CACAGGATGCACCATCAGATCCGGTCTACCTGTTCAACCAAGCGAACGTAACCCCCGAGGGGTTTTCCTATAGCGGTTCAAGCCTGAAGATCCGCCCCAACGTGGCGGTGGTCAGCTACCTCGATCTTAATCTGCGCGATACCGCCTATGAAGTGGTTGAGGACAGCGACTCCATAGCCAAGTATGGCGTGGTCAAATCTGAGATCAGCGCCTTTGCCTGCACTAGTCGCGGCCAAGCCAACCGCATTGGCAAATGGCTGTTGTTCTCCGAGCGCTACGAGAAGGAAGTATGCACGTTTGCATCCAGCCTTGACGCAGGTCAGCAGGTGCGGCCTGGACAAATTATCCTGATCTCAGATCCAGTTCGCGCTGGATCACGCCGCGCTGGTCGCATTGCCGCAGCAACAACGACCGAGATCACGGTCGATGACTCGGCCGACACTGACTTAAGCATTGAAACTGGATCATTGCTGAGCGTGATCCTGCCCGATGGCAGCGTTGAACAGCGAACTGTTTCAACAGTTGTAGGCAATGTAATTACTTTGCAAACTGCATTAAGTGCGGCACCCAATTACAACAGCATTTGGATTCTTGAAAGTCCATCACTGCAAGCAACAACCTGGCGTGTGCTCAGCATTAATGAATCAGATGGCATCAACTACGGCATCACTGCCATTGCACACAATGAAAGCAAGTATGCCTACATTGAAGACGGAGCGCTGCTTGAATTCAGAGATGTAACAAACCTAAATGAAATTCCTGCGCAACCTACTGAGTTGGCTGTAATTAGCACGCCACAGTTTGGTGGCGGCACGAGTCCAGAAGTGCAATACGAACTCAATGGACGCATTGCAGTCAAGATTACATTTGGCTGGTTTGCGCCAAAAGGCATCAAGAAGTTTCGCGTCAAGTATCGGTACGAAAGTGACAACTTCACCACGGTCACAGTCCAGGGCACCACGTTTGACATCCTTGACGCAAAAACTGGTAACTATCAGATTCAGGTAAGCAGCATTAGCTCTACTGGCATCTTGTTCAGTGAGCCAGCATTGGCCGAGTACAACGTGGCTGGCCTTGGTGCGGCACCATCAGATGTACAGGATTTAAGTGCAATTGCAATTAGTGAAGATATGGTGATTGTTACCTGGAAACAAGCAGCAGAACTTGACGTGCAGGTTGGTGGCCGCGTCATTATTCGCCATGATCCACGAACTCTGGCTAACGCCGACTGGAACGGCAGCAATGACATTGTGCAAGCGGTGGCTGGCAGTTCCACGCAAAAACAAGTGCCGCTGTTGCCTGGTACTTACTTGTTAAAATTTGAAGACTTTCTTGGCAATCGGTCAACAATTGCAACCGGCGTTGAGCTCGTATTACCAGAACCAGAATCGCGCATTGCAGCAAAAGAATGGGCGGAGCAAGATCTGGCTACACCATTCAGCGGAACAAAAATAAATTGTGCCTATGATGCTGGCGAAACAGCTCTTGTATTAACACCTGATCTTTATGTTACCCCTGACTATTGGGAAACAATTTACTGTGTTGGTGATTGCGGTGCTGAATATCTATTCAAAGATACCTTTGACCTTGGTGATGTGTATGATTTCAGGATCAGGCGTTACATCGTCAGCCGTCCTCTTGTTTTTTCGACAACATTTGACAACATTAGTGGAAATTTTGATGAGCAATCAGGATTTTTTGAAGGTACGGTTGCGGACCAGAGCAATGTTGCAACGTATGTTCGCACCACACCGGATGATCCAGCTGGATCTCCCACATGGGGACCATGGACTGAGTTCGTCAGCGGGATGATCCGTGGTCGTGGCGTTCAGGTGAAAGCTATCTTTACCACCGAGACCGAATTGATCGGCGTTGCCATTGACGACCTTGGCGCAACGCTGGAGCTGACCCGGCGCGTGACCACCAGTTTGACCACCCAGACCAGTAGCGGCAGTGCTGTCACGTCCATCACATTCCCCAATGCTTTCTACAAGGCGGTGACCGTTGGCGATCCTTACTACACCCTGCTGCCCAGCATTGGCATCACTGCCTTATCAATCGGAGGAAATACACATGCAGAAATCACAAACCTAACCAAAACCGGGTTTGACGTGGAGTTTTTGCAAGGCGGCAGCAGGCGAGTGGTAGACTTTACCTACAATGCCGTTGGCTACGGACGTGCCTTCTAATGGCTCAATCTGATCAAGTAGTTCAAAACGCAACGTTTCCGAGCGTTCGTGCGGACATTAACAACAACCTTGCAGCGCTTTACAGCCAAAGCAGTGGGAACACCGCACCGACCGTAACCGTTGCATTCCAGCCTTGGGTTGATACCAGCAGCAACCCGCCGGTCAAGAAAATACGAAACGGATCGAACACTGCTTGGATCACAGAGGGCATCATAGATCCGGCTGGTTTTAGCCCGAGTGGCATCCCAACAGGTCAGGTAATTTACGTTGCATTTTCATCAGCGCCAACAGGGTACCTCAAAGCCAATGGTGCGGCAGTTAGCCGTTCAGCCTACGCAGCTTTGTTTGCAGCGATTGGAACCACGTTTGGCGTAGGTGATGGAAGCACCACGTTTAACGTGCCAGACCTAAGGGGCGAATTCATGCGTGGCTGGGATGATAGTCGTGGTGTGGATAGTGGACGAGCACTTGGCAGTACTCAAACAGATTTATTTAAGAATCATACGCATACATTTACAAATTACAATAGTACTGAGAAGACTGGTAGTGGTGGTAGTCTTGCGGTCGCCTATTATAGCGGAGGCACTTTTACTACTGGTACTAGTAGCACCGGCGGCACCGAAACTCGCCCCCGCAACATTGCCCTTCTGGCCTGCATTAAATTCTGATCATGAATATCTACCATTACATTGCTGATACTGGTATCCTTTACGCCAAAGGGGTTGCCGATGAGTCACCGCTAGAACCTAGCGTTTTTCTGATCCCGGCATACGCCACAACTGTTACACCGCCTGAAGTAGCAGATCCTGAGGTTGCGGTGTTCAGGAACGGGGCATGGAGCGTTGAGGTCTTGCCACCACCTGAACCACCAGCCGTGCTGACACCTGCTGAAAAGCTTGCGCAGTCCGGCCTAACCGTGGCAGAACTTAAGGAACTGCTAGAAATTGCAGGCTAACCTACCACTACCCAGAGATTCCTATGGCTAACCGCAAAATCTCGGACCTGACAGCGCTGACAGCACCAGCAACTGGTGACCTGTTACCCATTGTTGACATCAGTGAGGCTGTGGCAGCCGATAAGAACAAGAAGATTACTTACGGCGAATTGCTGAGCAGCGCACCGGCTGGCTCGGCAGCAGCACCAAGTTTTAGCTTTGACGGCGACACCAACACCGGCATCTATAGCCCTGGTGCAGACCAAGTAGCCATCAGCACTGGTAATCAGGGACGCTTGTTTGTTGATGCGAGTGGAAATGTTGGGGTTGGCGTAAGCTCTCCACAGCATCCAGTTCACATTGACGGAACTAACGGATCCGTTCAATTTAGGGCAGGTGTAACTTATGGTGGAACAGGATTAGACATCAAGGCAACTGAAAATACCGATGTAACAATCGATGTTAACGACAGCACCAAAACCGTAGCTAGAGCTTTAGTTGTTTCGCAAGCAGGTAGTGAAAGACTGCGCATAACCTCCGCTGGCCTCGTAGGCGTGGGGACTAGTTCCCCTGGGGCAATACTACATTCTCGACAATCGGTATTAGCAGGCGCTGCTTACAGAGGTCTTGCCACTTTAATCACAGAAAGCTCTGCAGACAACGAAATTCAAATCCTGTCCGGCAGCACCAATTACGGTCAACTAAGGTTTGGAGATGCAGACTCTAATTATCGAGGTGCAGTGGTTTATGAGCACAGCAGCGATTCTTTTAGATTTGTTACGGCAGCATCGGATCGCGTTGTCATCGACTCCTCAGGCCGAGTAGGCATAGGAACTAGTTCACCTGCTTTTGCTCTAGATATTAGTGCGCCAAGCGACGCAGTCATCAGCGTTCGAACAAATAGCAGTACATCCGCTGGCTTTGTTGGGACAACTAACAATGGGGCAAATAACTGGTTTATTGGCGCTCGTAAAGACACTATTGGCGGCAGTTCTGGCACAGACCGTTTCAATATTCTTTACGGTACTAGCCCTTTCTTGACGATTGCAACCGGAGGTAACGTAGGGATTGGCACTACGAGCCCTAGCTATATTCT